CCAATTACACAGTTACAATATGACTTGTGGAGAAATGGTAGGTTAATACAAGAAGTTATGCCTGAAATAGGTGTAGAACAAAGAGAGTTTTTAATAACAGGAATGACTAAAGAAGAACAGGCGTCATTCTTTAATAGAGAAGAAGATGATAGTAGGTAAATTTACTAGTTACGCATGGGTATATAAAGTTATTACTAGCTGTGAAACAGAAGCTCATCTAGAGAATGCTGAAAACTTAATCACTAACTTTGATAAGTTATATAAAGATGATTACTTAAGAAGGATATTAGTAAATCACTTAGGAGATAGATGGATGTATAGTTTATTAAATTACAAATTATAATGGAAGAACAAATATTTGAATACTTAGATGCACTACGTGATAGTGGGGAGACTAATATGTTTGGAGCAGGACCATATTTACAAGCAGAATTTGGAATAACACCAAAGGAAGCTAGGAAGTATGTAAGTGACTGGTTCAAACATAAACAGAAAAATCAAGAATAATTAATAATTAATAATTAAAACCAAGTAAAAATGAAAAAAGTAGTATTAGTATTAGGAGCAATTGTATTATCATGTCAGATGAATGCACAAAAGTTATGGAAAGATGAGGTGGATGACTTTACAGGTGATGTAAAGAAGTTTACAAACTATTATAATGTGGCTACAACAGATGTAGGTACATTAAAAGTCTCAGCAATTAGGTTGAATGATTTCTATTACATAAAGATGAAGTCTACATCTGATTTAGGATGTTCTGGAGCAAGTGACAATTATGCCATTATTAAGTTTACAGACGGAACAACACTTAAGTTAAATAAAGATTATTCTGACATAGATTGTTCAGACTCAACACCATCTTTATTTAGTTTGAATGCAAATAGTCCTTTGTTTACTAAAGAGATAGAAAAGATTAGATTCAAACAATCTAAATACTATACTGATGGTGTAACATCAGGAACATATAGTTTAGCTCAGATAATAGCAGCAACTAAATAAATTTAAGATACGTGTCTAAGTAATTTTAGACTAGTGTGACACACATGAAGTGAAGTAGAGTAATTATCTACAGTGTATATAAGGGTAACTTGATGTAGCCTCCATGGATTATGGACTTTAATCAGTATAGAAGACAAGTGCTGATAATTTATTTCTAACCAAGAAACCCTAGAAGGGATTGGGACAGCCATGTCAGTTGTAGTTGAATAAAATAGACTGATATTTTTAAATAAATAAATTAATAAATAAATACATATAGATTATGGGAATGGACGTTAGTGGATTAGATCCAAAAATAAAAGGTGAAAAGCCTAAATATCCTGAGAACTACGAAGAGTTGTCAGATAAAGAACAACAAGCTTATTGGGATGAGGTTAATTATTTCCATGAAACTAATCCTGGTATATACTTTAGAGCAAGTAATTGGGGATGGAGACCAATAGCAGAGTTATGTATACATGCTATTCAGAACTCAGGATTAAACTTTGGAGATATTAGTTGGCACCACAATGATGGTGATGGACTAAAAACTCAAGAACATTGTCACTTACTTGCAAATGCAATTGAGTACATAACAGAAGAAGAAGCAAATCTTCAAGAAGATGATGATATGATGCACCTATGTTATGGATCATGGGGAGACATGACTGGTAATAAAGTTGATGAATCAAAAGTAGATGAATTAAATGCAATCTATCCTTATGGTACTATCATTTTTGGATCAGTAGTTAATGATGATGGTAGTATTTATACACCAAGTCACGGAACAAGTTTAGTAAGAATCAGAGAGTTTATTGCATTCCTAAGAGAATGTGGTGGTTTCGCAATATGGTAAAATGTTATGAAAAAGTATAAGCAAGCAAAGAGTAAAGTTAAAAAGAGAGTAAAGTCATACAAGATATTAGTGTGGGCAACATTAGGTTTCTCAGGAGCAATGATAATTATTCTATTGTATAATTTAATATCTAATTTAATATGAGCGTAGAATATTGTCATAAACATCATCATTATTATGATCAGGACTTTGTAGAAAGTTGTGAGCATTGTGATGAAGAAGAAGAAAACGAATGCAAACATTGTCGTGTAGAAGATGTAAGCTACAAAGGATATTGTAGTAGAGCATGTTACTTATATGATACCGAATAAAAAAAATATAAAATGAGCAAATTACATATAGTATTAGGAAACGGATTACATTGTATACACGAAGGAAAAACAGTAAACGTGTATACTGAAGAAGAGTATAAAAACCTAGAGATACAAAACTCATGGTGGAGTAAAGTAAAGAAAACACTAACTAGTCTAGGTGTAGGTGCATCATGGGCACTTAAAAATTAAAGATATGATAGATACAAAACTTATGTTTTTACAAACAATATTTACGTTAGGACTCAGCTTCCTCTTCCACTGTTTAGTGTGGGAGGATCATTGGGTTAAGTCAGGATATTGGAAAATCTTCTGGGCTATAGTGATAACTGGATTATGTTTCTTAATTTTGTTACCATGGTAAAATCCAAAAAGATATGATAAAGAAAGAATGGTTGTTCATGCAAACACCAAAAGAGAAAGCAAACCGATTAGTAAAAGTATTTAATGTTGCAGATCATCATCTTAAAGTAAAAGATGCAATCTTATGTGCTAAAATACACATCAATCTTATACTAGAGAGTGAGATACTAAAACCATCTAACAACCAAGCAATAGAATACTATCGAGAAGTACTAAAAGAAATAGAGAAACTATGAAAAAGAAACTAATACAAAAGTTGCAACAAATGTGTGACAAATTACCTAAGGGTAAAGAAAGAAAAAGTATATTTAAAAAATTAGTAAAACTTAAAACAGAAAAATAGATGGATTATTTTGAATTAGAGTGTGCAGTGGAACAATGGGCTGAAGAAAAAGAGATATTTGACAAAGCTACACCAATGGCACAAGCATTAAAGACATTAGAAGAGACAACAGAACTCTGTACAGCTATCAATAAGAACGATAGACCAGAGATAATAGATGCAATGGGTGATATAATGGTAACATTGATTATCCAAGCTCACATGCAAGATATAAGCCTTGAGCAATGTCTTGAATCAGCTTACAATGTAATCAATAAGCGTACAGGTAAAATGATTGATGGACAATTTGTAAAAGATAATTAAATTATTATGACAGCTCACTACACACAAACAAATAGTATGCTAATAGAAATTAGTATAAACTATATATACACAGATAAAAACTAATGTTTTTTATTATGTTTAAAAAAACTTTAAAAGCCTATTGGAAATTACTAATAATTGGGCACAAACCCATCAACTAAATATTAACCATGTTTATACAAGCTCAAATACAATTTAGACATTACAACCCTACTAAGTTAGAAGCAGGCATGTTGTTCTTAGATCACATACATCCAGGACATCCTGATAAGGAACGAGTAGAGGTGTGGAGAATCACAGAAAATTATTTTCATGAAACTATAACTGATGAAATATTAATAAAAGAGAATGGTTTTCCTGTACAGTGTTTTATAATAGCTGAAGGATTAATCATAACGCCTGATGAAATAGGAACTTTTGTATTAATTAATGAAGAGGAAGATGAAGAGACATACATAGAGTTTGATGTTACAGAGATGAACTTTATACTACAAGAGTTTGATGGTTGGTTAGATATTTTAATAGATGAGGATACTTTAGATGATATACTAATAGAACCTATCTATGATGAAGAGAACAATAACAAAGTAATACTAAAATTCACTGATGATGAAGAATACATCGATGAAGAAGAATAAATAACGATATAATAGAATGAGGGACATTCTATTCTTTTTTAATTAATAAATACAATTACAATGCAAGTACAAGCAAGAACGTACGTAAGGTACACAAACAGAAGAGTAAACCAAATGAAACAAGGTTTAAGATCAGGAACAGCTAGAAAAGAACTAGCTAAAACATTATCCAAAGAATGGAATGTTTCTTTCAATCCTGTATATCAAAAGATTCATAAGGTGGCAGCAGACTTAAAAGCTTTTAAAGCTAGAAAGAAGTTGGAAAGATTTGACGTGGTTAATCAACCAATAGTAAAGAAAACTCCAACGGTAAGCACAATTAACCTTGTTAAGAAAACAGATGGTATAGAATTATCTGGTGACGCTCTAAAAGTTTATAACAAACTAAAAAAGGAACCAACAAGAATAGTATTACACGATGATCATGTGAGATATTATTTTAATTAAGTATATTTGGGGAGCAAAATGGTTAATGGGTGTAAAACCCTGTTAGCCATTTCTCTTCTAATTTAAACAGGACAACTAAATGAGGGACAATAATATTATCTATGATATAGAAACTATGCAGGAGTGTTTCATAGTGGTGTGTATGAAACCTGAACAAACTCCCAAAAGTTTTGTAGTCAGTAGGTGGAAGAATCAACTTGATTCATTTGTAAAATACACTGAAGAAAATAAAGATGTTTATTGGGTAGGTTATAATAACTTACGTTTTGATGCTCAGGTAGTTGAGTGGGTTCTTAGAAATTGTGAGCACTGGCATGAATTATCTGGACTAGAGATATGTGCAAAGATTGCACAGAAAGCTCAAGATGTAATCCATGATGCTAACTTTGATGTGTTCCCTGAATACAGAGATTATGAATTATCATTAAAACAGTTAGACTTATTTAGGATACATCATTACGATAATAAGAACAGGCGTGTTAGCCTGAAAAGATTAGAGTTTGAGATGGATATGGAGAACATTGAAGAGATGCCTATTCATTATGCCAAAACTGACCTAACAAGAGACGAAGTGTACCAATCTTTATTGTACTGCTTCAATGATGTAGATGCAACTTATGAATTCTACAAAGTAACACTAGGTAATACAGATCATCCATTATACAAAGGTAACAACCAGATTCAACTCAGAAATGATATTGAAAAAGAGTTTGGCATACCCTGTCTGAACTATTCTGATAGTAAGATAGGTGATGAGATGATTAAGAAGTATTACTGTGAAGAGAAAGGGATTACTATTAAAGACCTTCCTAGGAAAGGATATTTTAGAAAAACTATTGAACTTAAGAAATGTGTAGCACATTACGTAAAGTTTGAAACTAAACATCTAAAAGACTTTCTTAAACAGATCAAAGGAACAACGCTTGGTTTGCAAGACGACTTTAAGGAACATTTACATTTTTATGATAATGTATATGGTTTTGGTAAGGGCGGTCTTCACACAGAACAGAAGCCAAAGATCTTTGAATCTGATGATGAGTATGAAATTATCGACTGGGATGTAGCAAGTTATTATCCTGCTATTATAATCAACAGTGGTAAGTTTCCTGCACATTTAGGAAAAGCCTTCTTAAATGGCTATAAGAGGATGTTTGACCGTAGGTTAGAACTGAAACCTTTAGCTAAGACAGATAGAAAAATCAAAGGAATCGTAGGAGCACTTAAACTTGCAGTTAATTCTGTGTATGGTAAGTCATCTGATATGCTTTCATGGATATACGATAGGCAATTAACTATGTTCACCACAATTACTGGAGAACTTAGCTTAATGATGCTTATTGAACAATATGAACTAAGCGATATCAAGGTGATCTCTGCTAACACAGATGGTGTTACAGTTAAAGTGAGAAAAGACTTGATTCCTAAAATGCATGAGATTAATGAGTGGTGGTGTGAAGTTACCCAATACATATTGGAGAGAACTGATTACACTAAACTTATATTCACAAGTGTAAATGATTACATAGCTATCATGCCTGATGGATACATTAAGAAGAAAGGTGACTTCCTAACAGATTTTGAATTACACAAGAATAAGTCTGCTAGGATAGTCCCTATTGCTTTAGAGAAGTATTACATTGATGGAATACCTGTAAGTGAGACCATTAGGAATCACAAGAATCTTTATGATTTCTGTATTAGAAGAAAGACAAGTAAAGATTTTAACTACGAAGGTGTTAATCCAAAGACCAACAAGCAAACTCAGTATGATAAGCTCATTAGATATTACGTAAGTAAAGAAGGTGAGAAGATATTCAAAGTTAAGAAAGATGATTCCCAAAGTACAGCTCCTAATAGAAGTCAAGTAGAAGCTGGTGAATGGGTGTGTCAAGTTTGTAATTATCTAGAAGGTGGAAGCCCTACAGATAATGTAAACTTTGATTATTATATAGACAGAGCAGAAGGTATGTTGGTTAAGGTTCTTACTGGAGGTAAGCGTAAAAGAAACACCGTTATACCTAATCAAATTAAATTATTTTAACAATGCAAAAAAGAGCTAAGATAAATAGAAAGAACATAGCAAAACATCTAATGAGGTATCAACTAAATCTTGTAGCAAAGGATTTAGATAATGCATTGGATGATAATTGGGCTCAGTGGACACTCACTGAGGAACAATACGAACAGTTTAGACAATATTCTATAAAGACACTAAAGAAAGTATTTAAGTTTAATACAAATAAAGCAAAAGATACTTTCATGTGGTTTTATAGACATTTTGGACTAACTATAGATGATAAAAACAATTCAATAAAAACAGAAACAGATGAGTAAACTAATTAACGAGGACTGGGAACATGCAGCTTATGCTAATGATGAAATGTATAGGGCACATAGGGAGTATATAATAAGGATGGAATATGAAGAGTGGGAACACGAACAAGAACTAAAGAACAAGAAGCCTGCAATTATAACATTAGAAAAGCCAACAAATGAAATTCCACATAAGCCCAAAGATATTCAAAGAGATAATAAAGAAAAGTTATAACCTAGACTCTATTTATCTTTTAAAACTAATAGAAGATGGGCAGGACATAGCACCTTTGTATGAAGACAGTATGAAGATTAGCTCTCTATATCAAGGACTTATAAGAAAGGGATTGATAAGTAGAGATGATGAGAAGATTACTATAGAAGGTAAAGACTTGTTGGACTTTATAAGTTCAAATGATGATGCACCTTCACCTAAAATGATAAAACGTAAACCTGTAGTTACTGAGTTTGAAGAATGGTGGAAGAACTATCCTTCAACAGACTCATTTACATACAAACACAAAACGTTTAAAGGTAGTAGGTCTTTACGTAGGGCTAAGAATGATTGTAAAGTAAAATTCAAAGCAATACTTAATGAAGGAGATTATACAGCTCAACAGTTGATAGACGCTCTGAAGTATGAAGTGAATGTTAAAGTGGAACGTTCTCTTAGAGAAGGTAAGAATCTAATGAGTTACATGCAAGGTTCTGTTCCATACTTAAACCAAAGAACATTTGAAGGTTTCATAGAACTTATGGAATCAGAGAAAGATAAACCAGAACAACAAACAGGATCAACAGATATTTAAAACCATGGCAATTAAATCAGGAAAACCAAATAAAGAAAAAAAGACAGAAAAAGACCAATATGTTCTAAAAAAACAAAGAAAGTGGAGAAAAATCAATGGAAAATGGTATAAAGTGGCAGGATCTTCTACACAGGAAAAGATAAAATTTATACCATGTAATGAAGATTCCCAGATACATAATTATCAAAGAACTTATAAGAAAGCATACTATAAGCATTTCGATGATACTTATGATCAGCACAAGAATAAACAAATACTAAAAGACAAAGAGGATGAGTTTTGATATACTAAAAGAAGAGGTAAGGAAAGGTTTAGAAGGTAAGAATGGTGGTATACCAATGGGTTTCAACAGACTTAATAGATATGTAGGTATTAGAAAGTCTATGTATTACTTAGTAGGTGGTTTAACAGGTTCAGGTAAGACTAGCTTTATTGATGATGCCTTTGTACTTAATCCAGTAGATTGGGTTATGTCTCCTGAAGGACAAGCATCAGGAATTAAGATAAAGATATGGTATAGATCTATGGAGCGTAGTAGAACCTACAAGCTTGCAAAGTGGACATCTCGTAGAATATTCTTAGACCATGGTGTTACCATAGGTGTAAACAAACTATTAGGTTGGACTGAACAGATGAATGAAGAGGAACATAAGTTATTTCTTTCTTACGAGGACTATATGAATAAGCTATCAGAGATAATAACTATCATTGATGGACCAGAAAACCCAGTAGGAGTTGCTAAAGAACTAAAAGCTTATGCTTTAGAGCGTGGAGAGATAGTACAACAGGATAAATACAATAAGATATATATTCCTGATGATCCAAATGAAATAACCATTGTTGTTATTGACCACATTGGACTACTGAAAACCACTAAAGATCAACCAACTAAGAAAGCAGCTATTGATAAGATGTCTGATGAGTTAAGATATGCTCGTGACT